GTTACTTTTCCAATGAACCCCAAGGCTAGGGTTACTGCGGTGAAAGCCTGTGATAGGACTATTCGTGATTGGGAGACTTTTCTTCGTGAGGAAGGTGAGTTGAGCCGATCAGAGGCAAAGGTTTGTGCAAAAGCACTCGTAAATACGTTGACAAAACATCGTGATGATGGTCAGACCGAAATTTCAGAATCCATAAATGTATTAAGAAGCATTATGGATAACATTAAACCCTAAACTTGAAAGGAAATCTCATGGCAGATTTACAAGAGCTAAAGGGCGTGATTGAAGAATTCGGAAAGACTTTTGAAGATTTTAAGTCAGCGAATGATGAACGTCTAAAGCAAGTTGAGTCTTTAGGTGCAAGCGACCCAATAACAGAGGATAAAGTATCCAAAATTGAGGGTAAATTAGATGCACTTGAGGATGTGAATCAAAAGTTCACAAAAGAAATGATGGATTCTAAAACTCTTGGTGAGCGTTTAGATAGGATTGAAACAGAAATCAAAAGACCTAATGTTGGAATGGCAACAAAGGAAATTGATATTACGTTAAAAGCCTATGACAAATACTTACGAAAGGGTAAAGAGTCATTAGACCAAATGGAGCATAAGGTTCTTACTGTATCAAATGATACAGGTGGAGGATACTTAGCACCACCAGAATTTGTTGCTGAAATTCAGAAGCAAGTTGTTGAAATGTCACCAATCAGAAGCATTGCAAGAGTTAGAACAACATCTAACAGAAGCGTTCAAATGCCTACAAGAACTGGTACATTCTCTGCTACTTTTGTTGCTGAAACAGGAACAAGGTCAGAAACAACTGGCTTAACATATGGCATGGAAGAAATCACAGCACACGAATTGTATGCTTTGGTTGATATTTCAGAGCAAGATGTTGAGGATTCAGCTTTTAATATGGAAGCAGAATTATCTTCTGAATTTGCAACACAATTTGCAAAAGCAGAGGGAACAGCATTTGTTAATGGTGCTAACGTAGGAACTCCAGAAGGATTCTTACAAAATGGAAGCATTGGAGCAACTAACTCTGGTAATGGTACTGCATTAACAGCTAATGGTCTTATAGACTTATATTCAGCAGTTAAAACAGACTATGCTAGAAATGGTGTATTCGTAATGAACAGAGCAACTCTTGGTAAAGTAAGACAACTAGTTGATGCTAATGGTTCATATGTTTTCCAAGCAGGTTTCAGTTTGCAGGTAGGCGTACCAAACACAATTCTTGGTCAGCCATACATTGAAGCATCTGATATGCCAGACGTAGGTGCAGGAGCAAAGCCTATCGCATTTGGTGATTTTAATCGTGGTTATGTTATTGTAGATAGAGTTTCTTTAGCAATTCTTCGTGATCCATTTACTCAAGCAACATCTGGTACAATCAGATACGTTGCAAGACGTAGAGTTGGTGGTCAAGTTGTAATGGCAGAAGCTATTAGACTACAAAACATTTCAGCTTAAAGGGAGATTTTAACATGGCGAATAAAGACTTAGCTAACAATCTGTTAATGACCCAAGTACTAGACCCTGCAACTACAAGTGCTACTGTAAATACAGCAGGACTTGATATGAAAGGTGCTAATGGTGGAATGATTAATGTTTTAATTGGTGAAAGTGGAGATACATTATCTTCATCTGTTAAATGGGATTTAATCCTACAAGACAGTGATGATGACTCATCATATTCAGCAGTTACAAGTAACACAGACGTTTCTTTTGCAGACGTTGATAGTAATGGAATATTTGCTACTATTGATGCCGCCGCAGAAGATGACGCTTCATATGCTATTGGCTACAATGGTGCTAAGAGATATGTAAGAGTTGCTTGCACAAAAACAGGAACTCATACAAACGGAACTCCTATAGGTGCTGTTGGTATCACAATGCCAATTCACAGACCTGTAAGTGGTTCTGACAATGGTTCAGCAACAGCCTAACTTTATAAGAATTGACCTCCAATTATGGGGGTCAGTTCCTTTTTAGGAGATACCAATGAAAATAAAAATGTTAAAAACTATGAGTGGTTCAGCTAATAATATTGGTTCTGTGTCTATGGAATATATTGCAGGGCAAGATTATATGATGACTGCTGATTGGCAGAAAGCTATAGCACAAGTATTTATAGACAATAATGGTGCAGAATTAGTTGGTGAAACAATTCAAAAGAAAGTGGTTGCTCCTACAGAAATTAAAAGAGCAAGAACAGAAGATGGCAAGCTAAAGGCTGATGATAAATCCACACCCAATGTCAATGAGGCTTGGGAGGGTGGAAAAGCACCTAAGAAAAAATAAATAAATGGCAGGTGTTCAAGTCATCACAGCAGAAGCAACTGATTTAATTTCTACAACAGAAGTTAAAGCACAGTTACGAATTGCATCAAGCGACAGTACACATGATACATTAATAGGTGTATGTAAAGATGCCGCAATAGGTGTAGCCAAAGAATATTTACAAAAATCATTAATAAACAGAACTCTAAAACTATCTTTAGACAATATACCTTTTGCAGATAGTGTTTTACCTGATAAAGAGGGAATTACAGTTGGACCATTTCTTGAGTATAGAAAACGTAGTGTTTCTCTGCCATTTAGTCCACTTGTAAGCGTTACTCATGTAAAAACCTTTAATGATAGCGATACAGAAACAACTATGGCTAGTAGCCGTTATTATGTGGATACAGCTAGTGAATATGGCAGAGTTATATTAAGAACTGGCGAAACTTGGGATGATATGCTTAGAGTAGGAAATGCAATAGAGATTACTTATGTTGCAGGATATGGTACAGCAACTTCAAATGTTCCTGTTCCAATAAGACAAGGTGCTATAATAATGGCATCACATTTTTTTGAGAACCCAGATTTAGCTATAAAAGGTGAGGGTGTTAGTGAAATACCATCTTTAGTAAATGCTCTGTGGAAGCCATTTAGAGCAATGAGGTTTGGTATAGGGTTAGGCTAATGGCTAAATATCCTTACATTGGTGATTTACGCCATTCAATAAATTTACAAACAAGAAGCAGAAGTACAGATAGTGGTGGTGGTTTTACTTCATCATATAGTACAACTAGAACTTTATTTGCTAAAATAGTTCCTCGTTCAGGAAAAGAAACCCTTGAAGCAGGAAGATTAGACCATTCATTAACACATGATATATATACAAGATATTATAGTAATATAAATTTTAAGAGCAATGGTGGTCAAATGAGAATATCTTGGTCTGATAGTGGTGTTACAAGAACATTTGCTATAAAATCTGTCGTAGACGTTGGCGAAAGAGATAGGTTCTTAATCTTTAGATGCACAGAGGGTGGGGTTGATGACAGTTAGATTAAAAGTTATTAACAGAAAAGAATTTGAAGATAAAATTAAAAAAATGTCTACACAAACTCTTGCCAATTTAAAAAAGACTGTAAGGGTAACGGCTAATGAAACAAGAAATACTGCTGTAAATAGTATATTACAAAATGCCAGAAGTGGTGGTGAGGTTACTAGATACAATCCCAATAGAACAATTAGAATATCAGCAGAGGGTAGTCCACCTGCATCTGATACTGGCTTTTTGGCTAGTAATATACATTTAATTATGGATGGTGACCAATTAGGTGCATCTGTAGAAAGTAGGGCTGATTATTCTAAATTTTTAGAATTTGGCACATTAAAGATGAGAGCAAGACCTTTTATGCAACCTGCATTAGAACAAGGTAAACGTAAATACAAAAGAATGTTTGAAAAAGCAGTAAAGGATGGAATATGATTAATGAATTTATAAAATCTTTAAAATTATTAAATAATAAAATTAAAGAAGAAACAAAAGCTATTGACGATGAATTAATACCTTTAGTTGCTACACAAGCATATTATGCACAAAAAGCAGAATTATCAGCAAGAGTAAAAGATGGATTAAAAGAAAAAGTAAAAGAACATAATGATAAACATGGCGATAAAAAAGGCAAAAGAGTAACATCTCGTATGCTTGAAGCTGTGTTTAGGAGAGGTGTAGGTGCATATAACACAAATCCTGCATCAGTAAGACCAAGTGTAAGGGCTTCTGGTGGAGCAGATAGATGGGCTTACGCTAGGGTTAATGCCTTTTTATTTGCTGTAAGAAGTGGAAGATTTAGAAGTGGTAGATTTGACAGAGATTTATTACCTAAAGACCACCCATTAAGTAGTGATAAGGAAAAGTAATGTCCATAATTAATAAATATGGGTTTCAAGTACAGAGAGAACATTATCCAGAAAAATCTGAATTTAAGTTTGGGTACAATGCAGAGGTAGGTACAGACCCAGAAACTATTTGGGATGGTGGAGGTTTATATTCTTACCCTACATCTGCTAGTATTATGAAAGTTTCCAGTTCAAATAATTTAGATACATCAACAACTCTTACAATATATGGTCTGAATGAAAATTATGATGCAGTTTCTGAAAGCATTACTTTAAATGGACAGACAGCAGTAAATACAACAAATCAATATATTAGAAGTTTAAGAGTTATTGTAAATACAAATGAGCCACAAGGGGATATATATGTAGGTACTGGAACTGTTACATCAGGTGTTCCTGCAAATGTATATGCAAAAGTTCATATAGGTGAAAATCAAACATTAATGGCAATATGGACTGTTCCAAGAAACCACACAGCTTATCTTTATGATGTAAATTTTAATACAGGAACAACAGTAGCTAATAAATTTATTGAGGGAAGATTAAAGGTAAAGCCATTTGGTGAAGTATTTCAAACAAAGGGTCATATAACAACTGCTACAAATAGTGATATAAATTATAGTATTCCTTTAATTTTAACAGAGAAAACAGATGTTGAATTGCAGGCTTTTGCATCAAGTGGAACAAATGCAGTAAGTGCAACAATGTCTTTTATATATATAGATAATGATTGTTAGTGAAATATGTGATAAGATTGAGTTAGAGGTATAAATGGCGTATCATGGTTTTGCATTACAAGAAGCTATATATTCAGCATTGAATGTAACTTCTTTAAATAATTTGGTTACAGGTGTATTTGATACTGTGCCAGATGATACAACTTTGCCTGTGGTTATAATAGGTTCACAAACCACAAATGATGGTGCAACTAAAAATTTAGATGGTAGAGATTACATTTTTAATGTAGATATATATAGTAATTATAGAGGAATGAAAGAAACCAAAACTATAGAAAAAGAGGTTTATTCATTACTCCATGACCAAAGCATCAGCGTGTCTGGTGCTTCGTTAGTAAATTGCAGATGTGAGTTTACTACGGAAATACAAGAAGACGATGGTGTAACAAGACACGCTGTTATGCGATTTAGAGCCTTTGTAATGGATAGCTAAAAGGAGTTTAATATGGCGGCACAACAAGGAAAAGCCTTACTAATGAAAATAGGAGATGGTGCTTCACCAGAAGTATTTACAACTATTGGAGGTATGAGGTCTAATACATTAACCATGAATGATGAAATGGTTGACGTAACTAACAAGGACTCATCTGGAGCAAGAACTATTTTGGCTCAAGGTGGTGTAAACTCAATAACAGTTGCAGGAAGTGGTGTCTTTACAGATTCAGCTTCAGAAACAACTCTTAAAGGTAAGTTTAATGTAAGTGCATTAACAAATTATCAGTTTCTAGTTCCAGACTTTGGTACATTTACTGGTTCTTTTATGCTTACAACTTTAGAGTATGCAGGTGAATATAATGGGGAAGTAACTTATTCTTTTACATTTGAGTCATCTGGTGCAATTACGTTTGCGACTGTATAACGTATGGCTTGGGTTAATTCAGAAATCGTTGTGTTAGATAACACAATTAAAAGTGTCATTAATAGGCATGACGATATAACTGTGGTTGAAATTCCTTTTGCAGATGGCGAGGGTATATCAATCGGAGATGATATTACTATTGATGGTGCTAAATTAAAGATTGCCAATATAACAAATGTTGGTGGCAGAGATGAAACATTATTAATGGAGATATTAAATGACAAATCCATTCCGAGGGGAAAAGGAAGTAAAGCTAGGAAACAAGACGTACAAGACGAGAATGACAGTTGATTCTTTAATTAAGCTAGAGCAGACCACTGGTCAAAGTTTAATTAAATTAACATCTAGACTATCTGAAGGTTCGTTAACTCTTACAGAAATTGCTTCCATAATTACTCCTGCTATCAGAGGTGGTGGTGCAGATATTAAAGAAG